AAGATGAACGGATTTCTAAATAAGATTTTGCAAACAGAGGAAGTCGATTATGTCATCGCATCTGACACTGACTCAATCTATCTTAATATGGGACCTCTTGTTGATAAATTTCTTAGTCGTCAGTCTGGTGATAAAACAAAGGTTGTTCAGTTACTTGATAAGATCTGCCAAGACAAGTTGGAACCATTCATCGAATCCTCTTATCAGGAACTTGCGGATTACGTTCAGGCATATGAGCAAAAAATGATTATGAAACGTGAGAATATTGCCGAACGTGGTATTTGGACTGCGAAGAAGCGATACATTCTCAACGTATGGAATAGTGAGGGTGTGCAATACACCGAACCCAAACTAAAGATGATGGGTATTGAGGCAGTTAAGTCTTCGACACCGGCACCTTGTCGCAAGATGATTAAGGATGGTCTTAAACTGATGATGAGTGGTACGGAAGAAGATGTGATTGACTTTATTGATGAGTGTCGCAAAAAGTTTAAGACATTACCGCCAGAAGAGATTGCATTTCCACGTTCAGTATCTGATGTCGTAAAGTACAAGTCTCACTCTGACATTTATATTAAAGGAACTCCCATCCATTGTCGTGGAGCACTACTTTTCAATCATTATGTTAAGGAGAAAAAACTGACTAATAAATATTCACTTATTGGTAATGGAGAAAAGATTAAGTTTCTTTATCTAAAAAAACCGAATATTATTCAGGAGAACGTAATCTCCTTCATTCAAGACTTTCCTACAGAACTCAGTCTTGACAAATATATTGACTATGACTTACAATTTGAAAAGAGTTTTGTAGAACCACTTAAGTCTATCTTAGATGCGATTGGGTGGAATGTTGAGAAAACTGTAAACCTTGAACTATTTTTTGGATAATGGATTTTTTAAAAGATATTGTAAAAGAGATTGGTGATGACTACACCAAACTCGCAGCAGACATTGACGAGACCGAAACTTATGTGGACACAGGTTCGTACATTTTTAATGCACTGGTTTCAGGTAGTATATTTGGTGGTGTATCTGGGAATAAGATTACTGCTATTGCTGGAGAGTCTTCTACTGGAAAGACTTTCTTCTCTCTCGCTGTGGTTAAGAATTTTCTTGATTCTAACCCCGATGGTTATTGTCTCTACTTTGATACTGAGGCTGCCGTCAACAAGTCCCTACTTGAGTCTAGGGGCATTGATCTTAATCGGTTAGTTGTAGTGAATGTGGTTACTGTTGAGGAGTTCCGTACCAAGGCACTCAAGGCAGTAGACATATACTTAAAAAAACCTGTAGAAGAACGCAAACCCTGTATGTTTGTGTTAGACTCTTTGGGTATGCTTTCCACTGAGAAAGAGATTACTGACGCACTGAATGACAAACAAGTTAGGGATATGACCAAATCCCAACTGATCAAAGGTGCCTTCCGTATGCTCACTCTCAAGTTGGGTCAGGCAAACATTCCCATGATTGTTACCAACCATACCTACGATGTCATTGGCGCTTACGTTCCTACAAAAGAGATGGGAGGCGGTTCTGGTCTTAAGTATGCTGCTTCTACTATCATCCATCTCTCAAAGAAGAAAGAGAAAGACGGAACAGAAATTGTCGGAAATCTTATCAAGGCAAAGACTGCTAAGTCGCGTTTAAGCAAGGAGAACCAAGATGTTACGGTGCGTCTTTATTACGATGAGCGTGGTCTTGATCGTTATTACGGTCTTCTTGAACTCGGTGAGATCGGTGGACTTTGGAAGAATGTCGCAGGTCGATATGAAATCGACGGAAAAAAAGTCTATGCTAAGGCAATCCTTAAAGAACCAGAGGCATATTTTACCCCAGAGGTAATGGAAAAACTTGATCAAATTGCAAAGACTGAATTCTCATATGGAACGAATTGAAACAACAATTCTCAGAAACTTAATACATAACGAAGATTATTCTCGGAAAGTTATTCCATTTATTGAACCCACTTATTTTGAGCAAAGAACCGAAAAGGTAATCTTTGAAGAGATTACTCAGTTTATTGTAAAGTATGGATCGGCAATCACAACCGAAGCACTAAATATTGAGGTTGAGAATCGAACTGATCTAAACGAGAGTGAAATCAAAGAGACAAGAGATATTTGTAACTCATTCACAGACTCTCCAGTAGATCACCAATGGTTACTGGACACCACCGAAAAGTGGTGCCGTGACCGTGCGATTTATCTTGCCCTGATGGAATCGATCCATATTGCTGATGGTAATGATGAGAAGAAGAATCGGGATGCCATTCCCAGCATTCTTTCTGATGCACTGGCGGTTTCATTTGACAATAACATTGGACACGACTACTTACAAAACTACGAAGAAAGATATGAGTTCTATCACAAGAAAGAGGACAAGATTCCGTTTGATCTCGAATATTTCAACAAAATCACAAAAGGTGGTTTACCTAACAAGACTCTTAACATCGCACTTGCTGGTACGGGTGTCGGGAAATCTTTATTCATGTGCCATGTTGCTAGCTCCGTGTTGCTCCAAGGACGGAACGTTCTCTACATTACAATGGAGATGGCAGAAGAGAAAATTGCTGAACGAATTGACGCCAACCTTCTCAATGTCCCAATCCAAGACCTGACAGAACTTCCCAAGTCATCGTTTGAGAATAAAATCACTAAGTTGGCAGCAAAGACACAGGGGTCACTTATAATTAAGGAATATCCAACTGCGAGTGCACATAGTGGACACTTTAAAGCACTTCTTAGTGAACTTGCACTTAAGAAGTCATTTAGACCTGATATTATTTTCATTGATTACCTTAATATATGCGCTTCCTCCCGTTATAAGCAAGGTGGTTCTATCAATTCATATAGCTATATTAAATCTATTGCAGAGGAGCTTAGAGGGTTGGCTGTCGAAGCCGAGGTCCCTATCGTATCTGCCACCCAGACCACTCGTTCTGGTTATGGTAGCAGTGACGTTGACCTTACTGACACTTCTGAGTCCTTTGGTCTCCCTGCTACTGCTGATCTTATGCTTGCCCTTATTAGCACTGAGGAGCTTGAACAACTTGGTCAAATAATGGTTAAGCAATTAAAGAATAGGTATAACGATATTTCTATTAATAAAAGATTTATCGTTGGTATTGATCGTGCGAAAATGCGTCTTTATGATTGTGAACAAACAGCACAAAGTGATATACTTGACTCTGGGCAGGAAGAGGAGTATAATAACGAAGACAAACCCAAAAAATCTTTTGAAGGGTTCAAATTCTAATGAAAGGTTTTTATTCTATATTTAATCCTGATGGCAAAAAGATTGCTGATTGTGGATCTTTACGGGACGCAACCAATCTTGTTGCCATGAGAGGTGAGGGTCACTACTATCAGTTCACTCCTTACCCTGGTGATATCATTGATGTATCTTTTGGTAAGCAACTTCCCACACGGGATATTGTTGTGAATATGGATGGTGGCATCGGTGGTTCTTGGAAAGAAGTTTCTGAAGAAGAATTTGATGAGATCTTCCCTCCCCCAAAACTAAAACAACTAAAAGAAAATCAACAACAACCTTTGGACTTATGACCATTTCAATTAGCAAAGAAGATACACCTGAAGGAACTAAATTTACTATGTCTGAAAGAAAAATTGATTTTGAACGATATCAAAAATTTGTTGATGCGGTTACTAGCGATGCCTCTACTGATTTTGTCGCACTTTCCGACCGCCTTGTTACCCTTGATGAGAAGGGTGCCAATATTGAGCGACTACTTACTGCAGGTGTTGGTATTAATGCTGAAGGTGGGGAGTTTCTTGAAATCATCAAGAAGATGGTTTTCCAAGGAAAACCTTGGAATGACGATAACCGTGAGCATCTTATTATTGAACTCGGTGATATTATGTGGTACGTTGCTCAAGCCTGCATGGCACTCGAAGTTTCATTCGATGATGTAGTTGCTCGCAATGTAACTAAACTGGAAAAGCGTTATCCTGGTGGTGCATTTGATGTATACTATTCTGAGAATCGTGCGGAGGGAGACCTGTGAGTGAAGAAAAGAAAGTAACGCTAGAATTATCTGTCTATCAGGCAGCAGCAGTTCGGCAATCACTCTTTACTGATACTAAAGGATATACTTATGATCCTAAGTGTATTTCGGAAAGAGTTTCTCAGATTCGTGAAGCAATCGTTCAAATTGATAATCAACTTGAGGAAATTTTAAGTGAAGAAACTGATTCATAAGTATCTTAAACTTGCAGCAAAGATACCAGAGAGGCACTACTGGCCTCTCTTTATTTTCCTCTCACTTTATTTTGTTGTTCCATATAGTGAGTTTGTAGTTACAATCTTTCTTCTTGGATATTTTAAGTTTGAAGAAACTTACAGATTTGTTTTTTCCAAAATCATATCACCTCTACCTGATTTAATCAAGTATGGTGGTTCAGTCATCTTTTTCCTAGTGATGCTAGATGACACTCTGTTCTATGCA